CACAGTGATCACGATGGCAGCATGGTTTGCCCGGCACGAGGTGGATAAGCAAGGCGAAGGATTCAGTCCAGGTGAGGATGGCTATCCGTCACTTGGGCGTGTGGCATGGGCGGCCTGGGGCGGCGATGCTGGCCAGAGTTGGGCTACATCCAAGGCCGATAGAATCAAGGCATTACAAGAAAGAAGCGCCGTGGAGTTAGAGCGCCCCTATCCGAATGAGCACGCTGCTCGGTTGAAGGATCCCGATCAGTACGACTCATTGCGTCGAGAGAACGATGCGGGCGGCTCAGGCATTGACTTCATCTATGGGATCAAGGAAGGCGTGAGTGAGGTGCAGGCCATCCGATTCCGTAGCTCGCAGTACACGCCAGCCGAGGCTCGTGCGTGGCTGGCTGACCATGACTTCGATCCGATCGAGTTCGAGGAAGCCACTGGTGATGGTGAAGCCGAGCGTGCTCAGCCTGATGGCTTGAAGGTCGGCGATTTTGTCGAATGGGATTCCAGCGGCGGCACTGCACGCGGCCGGATTGAATCCATCGAGCGTGATGGCCAGATTGATGTGCCCAACGCCGAGGTGGTGATCAACGGAACGCCCGATGATCCTGCTGCATTGATCACTCTCTACAGGGAAGGCGAGCAGGGCTGGGAAGAAACCCCAGTTCGCGTTGCCCATCGCTTTAGCACTTTGAGCAAGATCCCTGCATTGCGGGCGATGGAGGGTAAGTACAAGCGCAGCGAGGTTGTTGAGGTCAAAGCGATCGAGGATCGGACCTTCGAGTTTCCGTTTAGCTCGGAGTATCCGGTGGCTCGGTATTTTGGGAACGAGATCCTGAGCCATGAACCGAAGGCGGCTGACCTTAGTCGCCTGAATGACAGCGCCCCGCTGTTGTTCAACCACAACCCTGATCGCGTGATCGGCGTTGTGGAGCGTGCATACATCGATGGCAAACGCCGGCGAGGTTATGCGCGTGTGCGGTTCAGCCGCAACGCATTCGCTCAAGAGATCTTGAGCGATGTGAAGGATGGCATTCTTCGGAATGTCTCTTTCGGCTACTCCATCGACAAAATGGAGGAGCGTGGTAGTGGCGACTTTGTTGCTACTGCTTGGAGTCCGTACGAGTTATCGGTTGTTGCGATTCCAGCAGACGCTGGGGTCGGTTTCGGTCGATCTCTTACGGACGATGACGCTGCTTCGGCAGCACCAACACCCGATCCCCTTCCTGTAATGGAAAACACCACCCCTGATCTGGCAGTGGTGCGGGCTGAAGCCGCTGAGGCTGAACGCTCCCGCATCTCTGACATCTCCACCCTGTGCGACAAGCACGGGATGGCCGACCTCGGCCGGCAGCTCATCGAATCTGGTCGTTCTATCGACGAGGCTCGTGCGGCTGTTCTAGACAAAATGAACATCCCCCAGGAGCCCGTGACCATGAGCGCCGCTGAAATCGGCCTGAGCGAGAAGGAGAGCCGCAGCTTCTCCTTCCTGCGTGCCATCAACTACCTGGCCAATCCGGCCGATCGCGCTGCCCGTGAGGCCGCTGCGTTCGAGATCGAGGCCTCCGATGCCGCTGCTGCCAAGCTCGGCCGTCAGTCCCGCGGCATCACCGTGCCCCAGGACGTGCTGCGCCGTGACCTGAACGTGGGCACCGCCTCTGCCGGCGGCAACCTGGTTGCCACCGAGCTGGATGCTGGTTCGTTCATCGACCTGCTGCGCAATGCTTCGGCTCTGGATCAAGCTGGCGCCACCGTGCTGACCGGCCTGACCGGCAACGTGGCTATCCCCCGCCAGTCCGGCGCTGCTACCGCCTACTGGGTGGCTGAGTCCGGTTCGCCCACCGAGAGCCAGCAGACCGTCGACCAGGTGAGCCTGGTGCCCCGCACCTGCGCTGCCTTCACCGACTACAGCCGCAAGCTGATGCTCCAGTCCTCCATCGATGTGGAGAACATGGTGCGCAGCGACCTGGCTCGCGTGATCGCTCTGAAGATCGACTACGCCGGCCTGTATGGCACTGGCGCTAGCAACGAGCCCCTGGGTCTCAAGAACACCACCGGCATCGGCACCGAAGACTTCGCTGCTGCCACCCCGACCTTCGCTGAGGTTGTGGCTCTGGAGAGCGACGTGGCTGGCAGCAATGCCCTGCTCGGCACTCCTGTCTATCTGATGAACGCCGCCATGCGCGGTGGTCTGAAGACCAAGGCCAAGGATGCAGGCTCCGGCCTGTTCGTGATGGAAGGCGATCTGGTGAACGGCTACCGCGGTGTGCTGTCCAACCAGGTGGCCTCCGGCGATCTGTGGTTCGGCAACTTCGCTGACCTGATCATCGGCTACTTCTCCGGCCTGGATCTGATGGTTGACCCCTACACCCACAGCACCTCCGGGACTGTGCGCGTGGTTGCCATGCAGGACGTGGACATCGCTGTCCGTCATCCTGAGTCCTTCAGCCGCGGCAACGACACCCTCTGATCATGTTGATCAAGGTTCTACGGCAAACCATGCTGGCAGGCCAGGTTGTTCGGGTTGGGGAGGTCCATGAGACCTCCCTACCTGACGCCAAACTACTGATCGGCATTGGCAAGGCTGTTGAGGCTGCCGCTGTGGCGGCCGAGGTGATCGAGGAGATCACTCAACCTGCACCCAAACCATCTACCCCTCGACGGAGGGCTAAATCATGACCATCCACAACCTTGGTTCCAAGACTGCAATCTTGGGTCTGCTGCGCAACGATGTGCTGGCCGCCACTGGCACTGGTTCTGCCATCGACCTGCAGGGCTACGAAGGCGACATGGCTGTGCTGCTCGATGCTGAGGCTGGCAGCGCCGGCGTTACCTACGCCGTAAAGCTGACCGAATCCGATACCTCCGGCGGTTCTTATACCGATGTCACCGGCGGCGCCTTCACCACCACCGCTGCAAACACTGCTTCGCTGCAGAAGATCACCGTGAACGTGAGCGCTCTCAAGCGTTTCGTGAAGGTGTCTGCAACTGTGGCTGGTGGCACCGGCGCTGGTGCTGTTGCTGTGATCGGCGTTGCTTCTCTGAAGTACTGCTGATCATGGCGATCACGGAGGATCTGGATTCCTTCTTGGCTGACTTTGGCGTCAGTTGTACGGCTGGCGCTACTACTGCCAACGGGATCCTGGACATGCCTAGCCAGGTGATCAGCGATGGGATGGTGCTCACCACCGACTATTCGTTGACTGCCAGAGCCTCCGCCTTTGGCAGTCTCATTCGCGGCGACTCGATCACCGTGGATGGGACTGCTTACACCGTCAGGGAGACGATGCTGCTCGATGACGGCAAGTTTGTCCAGCTCGCATTGCAGAAGACATGAGCACGATCTACGGCGGCAATGCGGACAGGCCGCAGAACATCCACACCTTCGAGACCATCAGCAACACCGCTGGCGCCTCTGCAGCTATTGAGATTGATGGCACGGTGTTCACCACGTTCGAGAAGATCGTTGGTGGTCAGGTGACCTACCACGTCCAAGGTTCGATGAACGGCACGGACTGGGCGAACATTGGCGAAGAGAAAACGAAGAACACTGGGAATCACATCCATACCTATAGCGGTTACGCGCTGCGGTATTTGCGACTCAATGTGACAGCAAGCAATACCGGCCGTAGCATCACGATGACGGTCTGCTGCGATTCATGACGACGCGCCGCGAGTCGATCCTGGCCAGGATTCGCAGCAACCTGACCGATACCACTGGGGTCGGCACACGGATCTACCGCAGCCGGGTGGAGCCGTTAGCGCGCGGTGAACTGCCGGCGATTGTGGTCGAGCCGATCAGCGATGTGTGCGTGCAACTGACCAGCACACCCACGCTGGATTGGAGCATGACGGTGCGCGTCGCGGTGATTGTGCGCGGCAACATCCCAGATCAGGTTGCAGATCCGATTATTGAATCGCTGCACGCAAAGATCATGTCGGATCTGACCTGTAATGGTTTTGCTTACGACGTGCAACCGACTGGCGTGAGCTTTGATCTGCAGGAAGCGGATCAGCCATCTGGCGTGATCTCCTGCGACTTCGTGGTGAAGTATCGAACGCAGGTAGCTAATTTGGCTCAGAGTCCGTAGTAGCTACGATGATGGACGAATACCAAGGCCAGGGCGGCAGCTATCTGGTCGACAACAAAACCGGCAAGCGAAAGCTCGTCGAGCGGACCCAGCCGGCTCCCCATCCAACACCCGAGGTAGCCTCCGATGGCTTCAGTTCTGACTCGCCGGCGCCTGATTCTGGCGAAGATTGAAAGCACCTACGGCACGGACCCCACGCCAACCGGGGCTAGCAACGCCATCCTGGTTCGGAACCTGGAGATCCAGCCGCTAGTCGCCGAGACTGTGAACCGCGATCTGGTGCGCCCGTACATGGGGCAGGCAGATCAACTGCTGGCTCAGACCCGCGTCGAGGTGAGCTTCGAGGTCGAGCTGGCCGGCTCTGGTGCTGCTGGCACCGCCCCGGCCTACGGTCCGGTGCTGCGTAGCTGCGGACTGAGCGAGACCATCTCGGCTAGCACCAGCGCCACCTACGCGCCCGAGAGCAGCGGCTTTGAGAGCGTGACGATCTACTACCACGAGGATGGGATCCGCCACAAGGTGACCGGCTGTCGCGGCACCTTCGAGATCAATGGTGAGGTCGGCCAGATTCCGGTGATCGCTTTCACGATGACCGGCATCTACAACGCCCCGACCGACGAGACGCTGCCGACCCCGACCTACGCCAACCAGGCCACCCCGCTGATCTTCAAGCAGGGCAACACCACCAACTTCTCGGCCTTCTCCTACAGCGGCTGCCTGCAGTCCTACAACTTGAGCGTGGCCAATGACGTGATCTACCGCGAGCTGGTGGGTTGCTCAAAAGAGATCATGATCACCAACCGCGCGCCCAGTGGCACCATCGTGATCGAAGCCCCGACCATTACGGCCAAGGACTTCTTCACGGTTGCCACTGGCAGCAGCACCGGCAGCATCACCTTCCAGCATGGCCAAACCGCCGGGAACATCTGCACGGTGACCACCGCGCAGTCGGACCTGGGCAACCTGACCTACAGCGACCAGGACGGCGTGCAGATGCTCAACATGCCCTTCATTGCAGTTCCGACCAGTTCGGGCAATGATGAGCTGTCGATCGTCTACACCTGATCTTGGCTTTTGTACTGAAGCGGTCTGGCTCTTACAGCTGGCCTGTCCATTTTGACATCCCTGTCGATGGCGGCCGCTTTGAGCGTCAGACCTTTGACTGTGAGTTCAAGCAGCTCTCTCAGACTCGCATCCGAGAGATCAGTGACAGCATTGGATCCGATGGGATGACTGATGCTGATTTGGCTTCGGAGGTGATTCTGGGATGGTCCGGGGTCACTGATGACGAAGGCAAGGAGGTTCCTTTCAGCCAGAAGGCTTTGGCTGAGTTGCTGGAGGTGCCGATGCTTGCTAGCTCGATCGTGCTGGCCTATTTCGAGAGCCTGCAGGGGGCTAAGCGAAAAAACTGATCGAGGCCGCTGAGCATTGGGCAGGCGGTGGAGTCGTTGACGAAACCGCCGACGATGCCGCGGCCTTTGGCATTGCGTTGCCTGAATTGCCTGCTGCACCAGACGAAGATTTCAAGGTTTGGCCTGATAACTGGTCAATCGTCGAGATGTTCCTGCGACTTCAGACCCAATGGCGAACTGCAATGAATGGCCTGGTGGGTCTGGACTATGCAGCGGCGGAGTGGTTATTTAGACTGTATGAGGTCGACGATCCACGCTCGCTACTGGAGGGCTTGCAGGTGATGGAAGCAGCAGCCATCAGCAAGATGAACGAGCGGAGCAAGTGAGATGACCTTGAACCGTGATGCTGCATTCCGGCTGCGCGTCAACGTTGATGGCGCCAATCAGATCAGCGCATTCAACCGCAATCTGAAGGCGTTAGAGAGCACTGCCCAGCTAAGCAAGACCCAACTGGGTCAAATGAACATCCAGATCAACCGCATGGCGCGGGAAGCTGGAAACACCACTGCTGGAATCAGGCAGCACATTGCCGCACTGACTGCACTTCGTGATCGCGTAGATCTAAATAGCAAGGCATACCAGCGCTTAGGTGTTGAAATCGATCAACTACAGGGCAAGCTGCGAGCTATTTCTGCAGTGCCAGCAGCAGCCGGTGGTGGTGGATTGCGGGGCATCTTGTCAATAGGTGGGCGCCTGACTGCTATCATGGCTGCCGCAACTGGTGTCACCCTCTTGGGTAAATCCATTGTTGATACCGGCGTTTCTGCGGCTGAATCTGAACGCCGTTTGCGGTCTTTAAGCCAAGGGTTCGATTCATTCACACAGGTGCAATATGCGGCAAGTGCTGCTGCCGAAAAATTCGGCATGACTCAAACCCAGGCGAATCAAGAATTTGCGCAAATTTATGCACGCTTACGCCCGATTGGTTTATCGCTTGAAGAAATAACCACGGTCTATAACGGTTTTAATACTGCGGCCAAATTGAGCGGCACCACTGCTCAAGAAGCCAGTGCTGCATTCTTGCAGTTAAGCCAAGGCCTTGGCACTGGGGTGCTACGTGGTGAAGAGCTAAACAGCGTCTTCGAGCAGACCCCTGTCATTGTTCAGGCAATCGCCAAGGAGATGGGCGTTGGCGTTGGTCAAATCAGGGATTTGGCCAAGGAAGGCAAAATCACCAGTGACATTGTGATTGCTGCATTGCGCGCAATCGAACGTGATGGTGCGGCCAAGTTGCAAGAGGCACTGAAGGGACCAGAACAACAGTTCAAGAACCTAGGGATTGCGGTTGAGGAATTAAAACTGACTGCAGCGGAGGTGGCATTGCCGGCAATCGTTGAAGGCGTCCGTGAATTGACTGCTGCCATTCAATACTTGAACAGTGTTGTGAAGATGGTCGATTGGGACCTGATCTTCAGAGCTATTGCGCAAAGTGGCACGATGATGGCCACTGGCAGCTTGGCCGAAATGCCCCGGAGTGGTCAGCGTCGATTAACTCGGCAGCAGTTTGGTCCTGCCTTAACGCCTGACATTGTTGCGGGCGTTCGTGGGCGAGAAGGCGCTGGACGCCGTCCACCACCGGCAGCCGGTGGTGGCGGTGGCAAATCCGCTAAGAATGAGATCCGCGAAATCAGCCAGGCCGAACTGGATGCCAGCAGAAAACTCAATGCTGCCAGGGTTGCGGAGAACGAATTACTGCAAGCCCAGGCGCAATACGAACTCGACATCTTGGAGATAGGCAAGCAGAAGCTCGGCGTTCGAGCAAAGTTGAAAGCAGAGGATGAAGCTGCTACTCGATTAACGCTGGCTCAGATCAACTATGCGCAGGAAGCTGGCAGAGCTATTGCGCAATCTTTGAGGGAGCAGTCAAAAGTTCAGCAAGATTACAAGCAGACCATTGAAGACCTGCAGATCAAGACCGGAGAAATTAGCGCCGAAAAAGCTAAGCAAATTATGATGGATCGAGAAGTTGCTCAAATTCTTGAGCGACTCCCTGGATTGACACAGGCTCAAATCGACAAAATCAAGGAACTGGTTGCTAAATCAAAAGAAGTCAAGGACAGCTTTAAGGATACTTTTCAAGATAGTCTGCAGCAGTATTACGACAGCCTTAAAAATTTTGGCGGCCAAGTCGCTGGCGCTGTTCAGGGAGCATTTCAAGGATTAGAGGATCAGCTCACTAGCTTTGTCACCACTGGCAAGGCTAATTTCCGCGACCTTGCAAATAGCATCATTGCCGACATCACCAAGATCG